GAGCTATCAAGACATGAACCCAGACGCTCGCAACACACTTGCGGGCGGTAAAGGAACATATGGCATTGCGCAATGGCGCGGCAGCCGGATGGAAGATCTGGCCGATTTTGCAGGCGTTGACGTGTCAGACATTACATCGCTTCCGGCGACCACTGCCAACGGCGGTTTACTTACAAGCAATCAAGGGGGTCAAGACATGGCCATTTCGAATAAGCCTCCATACATGATGGGCGGCGAGGAAACTTACAACGCGCCAAACATGCGGCAACCAGCGCCTCAGCAGGGCGGGATGCGAGGGCTTCTGTCAACTGTGAAGGACAAGGCAATGGCCGTTGACCCTAATACTGGGCTGACTGGTTATCAGAGGTTCGCCCGTGCGCTTGACCCCTTAATCATGCCAGAGCTACGCGGAGCTGGCGAGGCTATTGAGAAGCGCGGAGCGCAGCGGGTTGCGGCCGAAAAGCGGAATAAGACCGCAGACTATTTAGAGAAAATATCTCCAGACGCCGCTGCGTTATTGCGGGAAGGCTTTTTATCTCCATCCGAAGCTTTGAAGATTTCTAATGACAGTAGAATGCAAGCAATGGCCAAGTCGGCGGGTGATGCGTTCCGAGCGGGAAACATGCAGGAGGCGATGGCGATTTTAACTGAAATGTCTCCAACGGCGATGGGGCAGCAGATTGCCGCTCAGGCAATGAAGCCGCCAAGCGAGGTCACAGGTGGAGGTAAGTACACTGTTACTTACCCAGAAGGTAGGTCTGGGGAGCCAGTGATTACAGTAAACGAAGACGTTGTTGCGGCAGAGCAAAGAATTCGCCAAGCCGAACTTGAACAACAGCGCACTGCCGCTGGACTGCCCTCCGACGCGCGAAAAGCTGAAGAGGCAGATTTCGAAGCAATATCTTCATTAGACAATATCATTCAAGATATTGGTGGGATTGTTGATGACTTCGGATACAATGCCGAAACTGGCGAATTTACTGGCCCCTTAAACATAGGCTTGGGCGGATTTATAGAAGGAGCATTTGGCTCAATTGGCGTTGGAGGTAAAGGCGCAGTTGAGACCGCAAAAGCGCGAGAGGAATTTGACAGGTTCAAGACTAGGTTAATTGCAGAAAGTTTGAGATTGAACGCAGGTGTGCAGACAGATGGCGATGCGAAGCGAGCCGCCGCGGAGCTTGGAAATGCTAAAACTGAGGCCACTGCATACGCTGCCATTCAAGAGCTTTTAAAGATAAATCAGAGGGCAAGGTCAGCAAGGGAGGCAGCCATTATTCGCCGCAGGGAGAGATTTAAGGTTTCGGGGGTAGATGTCCCCGCACCAGCGGCGGCTCCTGACCTTGGCTGGAGGATTAAATAATGTTTATTGAAATCGACGGTATTGGCGACGTTGAAGTTGACGACGAATTTGTAAATTTAACGCCTGCCGAGCAAAACGCTTTTGTTGAGCAAATTAGAAGTCAGGTTGAAGCTGGGTCTAAGTCAAGTGACGCGCCCGCTGAGGCCCAGCCAGCGGAAAAGCAAAGGCTTCGCTCTATAGCTCAAGGCGTCACTCTTGGATTTGCTGATGAGTTAGAGGCCGCAATTCGGAACCCACTGTCCGCTTTAGGTTCGGCTTTGGGATTATCTGAAGGCCAAGACTACAAAGAGCGACTAGACATTGTTCGCAAGAAGCTAGAAAGCTATCGCACAGAAAACCCTCTGGAAGCGATGGCTTACGAAATGGGTGGTGCGGTACTTCCAGCCGTTGCCGGGGGTGTATTGACAGCTGGCACTGGCACAGCCGCCGTCGGTGCTTCCACGGCAGCCAGACTTGCGCCGACCCTTGCACGCGCCGCAAAAGTTGGCGCAGTTGAGGGCGGCATTGCAGGCTTTGGCGCTGGCGAAGGTGGCTTTACTGAGCGAGCAAAAACTGCTGCCACTGGCGCAGCACTTGGCGGAACCCTTGGCGCGGCGGTCCCGGTAGCTGGTCAGAAGATTGGCCAAGTCGGTCGGAGGGCTATGGACGCGCTGGGCGTTGGTGGTGAAGGGCGCGCACAAACCTTTTCTCAACGGAAAATGCTTGAAGCGCTTGAGCGCGAAGGTATGACGCCAAGAGATGCGATGCGCCGACTTGATGAGGCTAGATCATTGGGCGTCCAAGACATTACGCCTGCTGATTTGGGTGAAAACCTACGCGGCGCGGCTTGGCGCGCTCAGGCCACTCCGAGTGCTGGTCGGCAAGGTGTTTTTGAGCAATTTGCCGAGCGTCAGGCTGGTCAGGCGGAGCAAATATCTTCGCGCGCTTCAGAAATGGCTGGCGTCCAAGGCGACACCGGCTTGGCGTATCTTGACGATCTTGCGCAAAAAGTTGAGGCAGAGGCTAGGCCCGCTTACCGTGCGGCCTATGAGGTTGAACTGAACGCAGCGCCGTTTCAAAACATGGCAAAGAGCAAAGTGGTCAAGGACGCCTACAGTAAAGCGGTTGAGCTTGCAGACATTGACCCAGACATTGATATTTCATCCATGCCGAAAGACTTGAGCAAGTTCTTTGACGAGCAAATGATACCCGGACAGCGTGTTTTTATGCCAACAGAGGTGGCGCACAATATCAAAAAGGGGCTAGATGTATTAATTGACTCTGAGACTGACACGCTTACAGGCAAGGTAACTCCACGCGGGCGCGCATTAACTAAGTTGAAGAACTCTTGGAACGCGGAGATTGTTAATCAAAACGACGCATACAAAGTGGCAAACGCACAATTCGCAGACAAGGCCAAAATGAAGCGTGCCTATGACATTGGGTTTGACTTCAATAAAACGCCAGAGGAGCGTCTTGCTAAATCAGTGGGCGCAATGACCAACGCTGAGAAGCAATCTCTCCGCGTCGGCTTGATTAGCCAAGTTGAAGAGTTGGCATCTAAAACTGGAGATGCAACAGACTTTGTTAAGACAATTTTCGGCACTCCCCGCCGACGCGCGGCACTTCGGCTGGCCTTTGATGACGCCAAGCAGTTTGACCGCTTTGAGCGGATGATGAAAATACAGGCCGAAAAAATGAGAACGCAGCGCAAGGTATTTGGCGGGTCTGACACCGCTGAAAAATTAATGCAAGGAAGAGACGCTGACATTGATGCGAGTTCTGTTTTCAGTGTTGGATCGCAGCTTGGCATGGGGAACATTCCCGGCGCCGCGATGGCCGCAGGCTCTCAAATTGCTTCCAGAATGCAGGGTATGAACGAGAAGAGCGCTCAGGCAATGTCGCGGATGCTATTTGAGCCTGATGCTGCGAAGCAGAGGCAAATGCTTGGCGGTTTGCTTGGTCGGCAGGAAATAGATGAGGCCCTACGTCGCCGAATGATCCAACGCCCAGAGCTTTATTCTGGAATAATTGGCGGCATGAGCGGACTTCTCGCTGGCGGTAGTGAATAAAGGACAACGGCACATGGAACTTAAACCAAAATCACGCAGCGAAATCGAAAGCATTGTCCAAGACGCAATATCGGATGCGGTGGACTTTGTTGAGGGCGAGATCAGCGATGATCGGATCAAAGCTCAGCGCTACTACGATGGCGAGGTTGACCTTGGCTACGAGGAAGGCCGCAGCAAGGTTGTAGCCACAAAGGTACGGGATACCGTACGTTCTGTGAAGCCAAGCTTAATGCGCATATTTCTCAGCACAGCCAAGCCCGTTGAGTTTGTGCCTCACGGCCCAGAAGACGTGGCAATGGCCGAGCAGGCCACTGAGTTTATGCACCATGAGTTTACCCGGCTCAACGGCTACCGCGTGATGAATGACGCCTTCCAAGACGCGCTGGTTAAAAAGCAGGGTATCGTGAAGGCGTACTGGATGACATATCCAGAGGCCGAGATTTACACTTTCACAGATCTGTCTGACGACGAATACACCTACCTGCTGGACGATGACAGCGTGACTGTGCTTGAGCATACGGCTGAAATGACCATTGAGATTGATCCAATGGGCATGGAGATTGAACTGCCAGTCCACAGCGTTAAACTCAGCCGCCAGAAAGAAATGGGTGAGCTGTGCATTGAGAGCGTTCCGCCTGAAGAGTTCTTCATTAACCGTGACGCTCGCAGCCTTGCCGACGCCTACGTTGTGGCTCACCGCACAGACATGCGCGCTGGCGATTTGATTGCAATGGGCTACGACCCAGACGTGGTGCTTAATCTGGACAGCTTTGAGAGCGGCTCAGACATGACTGAAGCCGAGATATATGAGCGGCGCGGTTACGACATGGATACCTCAGATGAGGACGTGCAAGACCCATCCATGCGCAATGTTGCCGTGACAGAAGCGTATATGCGCATTGACGCTGAAGGCACTGGCGTACCCATCCTGCACAAAATCACATGCGGTGGCACGGCATACGAAATGCTTGACTTTGAGCCATGCGATGAGCTGCCGTTTGCCAAGTTTGAAATAGACCCAGAGCCACACACATTCTATGGCCGCTCACTGGCCGAGATTGTTATGGATGACCAAGAC